AGTATCTGCTACTTCTTGTTTTTCATGAGAAACAGGAACAGTATTAAACATTGCTTGAGCAACTTCCGCCTTCTTAGCCTCCATACCTTTCATTATTTTACTAGCTACTACACCCTGAATAGCGTCTTTAACTCTTGCTCCATCACCTGAGATGGAATATTTCACAATATCTTCGGTTGAATAGTCACTCATTTTTAATCCTTTTTTTAATGGTTAATTGTATTTATATCAAGTCAGTTCTATGATTCAGAAAGAACACTCTTCATTATATCATTCATCTCTTTTTTGAGTTTTATATCTTCTTTCATAAATTTATCTTGTTTTGGAACGAAAGATTCCTCCTCTTCTTCTGGAGGAGCTACAGCAGCTTCGGCTTCAATTTGTTTATCTATCAACTGAACTTCTTCATTAGTTTGTTTTAAAATCCTCTTTCTAATAAATTCTTTAGAATAGAAAGTTCCAACAATTTCATCAGCATAGTTCATATTCTGTAAAGTGGCTAATCTTTCATTCAACATCTCTGCTTCTTTAAGTTCTGAGAAGTGTGAATCTGACTGCCATTCGTAAAAAAGATTTGGTTCTATCATTCTCCAATCATTTAATGTAAGAACACCCTTTAATATTAATTGTTTTTCAAGACAAGAATTGAATAGATGATTAAATCTGTTTCTAAGTCTTTCAATAAATCTTGTAAATTTTACTTCATCTCTGGATATTTCTTGTGCTCGTCCCAGAACAAACCCAGATTCAGATTCTAACCTTGATACTGGAACATTGAGAGACTTGTAAAGTTTTTTCTGGAAGTATTCAACATCAGCCAGTTCACCAAGATTTTCTCCGCCTGGAAGTGTGGTAATCTCTGTTCCTCTTCCACCCTCTCTTCGTGGCAACCAGTAATCTTCCAACATTGATTGGTGTTTACGGTCATCCCTAACTTCACCAGTATTTGCATCATAGACTAGTTTATTTTTATAACGAGTCATGATATCTTTAAGATATTGTTCTGCTTTTTGTTTTGGAAGGTTACCAACATCAATATAGAAAATTCTTCGTTCTGGTGCTCTTGAAATACGATAGATAACTACCGAATCTTCAATCATTCGTAATTGATTAATGGGTTTGATTGCTTTATGAAGATATGAAAGAACCATCCTCTTGTCTTCATTCAATAATCCTGAGTGACAGTACGCAACGGAATCTGGTGCAATTCTCATTACTTGACCACCCTGTTTACCATCCATACCAGCTTCATTGAATGCAAAATATTCTTCAACTCTAGGCATTAGAGTGGGTTCACTTGGATCTTTTGGGGGGAGAATTTGACGAACTTTTCTAATCTTGAGTGCATCAATTGGTCTAAGTTCTAGAATACCTTTTTTGGGATTTTCTTGGTCTATTATGATGTGATAATAAAGTCTTCCATCAACATACCATTTTCGGAAAGTATCAAATGCGGTGTCATTGAATTTTAACAGACCTAATATTTCTTGAAAATTTTCACCTATTTTTGTTTTAATGTCTGGTGAAATATTAACATTGGTAAGATTGAGAGATACAGGGGGTTGTTCTCTGTCTGAAACAACAGCATCATTTACTATGTCATCTATTGCAATTTCTGCTTCTGGAAAAAGTGACATAGATCTATATCGTAGAATTAATTCTGCTTCATTCTTTGCAGAACCTTCCATATCTAGATATGTAGCGTAGGCACCGCCAGGTGTTCCTGCTACATCTATTGCACCATCTTCTGATTGTGGGAGTGTAAAAGAAACGCGGTCTTGTTGTTCCTTTTCTTTTTGTGTTCTTCCAATTGTAAAACCAAATAATTCAACGGCCATGTACTACTCCAAAAGTCAGGGGCTGAGCGCCCCCGGCCCCTAGTTAGTTTAAGTTATAATATAAAATAATAAAAAAGATGATGCAACTATTGTTCCATGTGTCCAATAATCGTAAGCAAATTCAATAGTAAATTCTTCAATAGCATCGGTTGAATCCCAAGCAAGAGCAATTTCACTCATATTAACTGGAAAAATATTTACAAATGAATATGTTTGAAGAGCTGTACCACCCGCTTTAGCATATTGACTCACACTTGCACTTCCATAAAGAGAAGAAGTACCACCTGTCGTTCCTCCCCCAATAGCTACTACGTTTTCTTTATGAGTACCCATTGCAGCTATCCATTTCTCAAATGAATTTCTAATTTCAAATCCCTCATCATTTATTATGGTAGTTGTCCAGTTATCAAATGTCTTATTTCCAGGCACTTTAACCATTCTACCAAAATAAGGAACTTCTATAACTCCAACTGCCATGGCTGGAATTGCTGCACCTTTACATGAAAAATTAAATTCAGAAGCAGTAAGTCCTGCTATAGTTGCACCTGTTATTGTAACATCAAACAGATTAGCTCGTGCACCAGAATTGTTTAATGCATTAGTTCTAAATTTGTCTATTGTAAACGCCATTTTTACTCTCCTCCGATGACTAAAATTAAAGATGTGATGGGGAAGTTTATTTTACAAGTGCTGCCTTCGCATGCCATCGTCTTCCCCCATCTATAAGGATGTGTTATATACTATTATTTATACTACTTTTTAACCAACCACTTCTGAAAACTCAACTCCACTACGAACAGCAACAAAGTTTAGTTGAATAAAGTTGATAGAACGATTTGGTTTAACATAAATGTCACCTACAAATTCGTTACGATCAATTACATCACCAGTATTGTTTGAACCATCACAGACAACTTTAAAATCTGTAATACCATCACGGCCTTGAACATTCCTCAAGAATGGTTCTACCGCACCAACAAACTGAGCTCTTGTGAAAGCATCATTGAATTCAAATAGTTGTGCTCGTGCAAACCTTGAAATAGCCTTTTCCATAATAATGAAAAGTCTTCGTACATTAATTCTATCAAATGCAGAAGGTTTTGCAAGAAGAGTCTTATCACCGAATAAAACAGTTCCAGAACCCATAAATGTTGTTACAGGATTAATACCGTTCTTATAAAGTTGATCTCTTTCAGATTTTCTTGGATTAAAAGGAAGTTTTACTACATTTCTGAAATTTCCTCTATTAAAACCAGCGGGAGAGTACCATGCATCTCTGTTTGCTTCTGTAGCAGCAGTGACACCTGCGGTATCTCCATTAAGAGGAACGTAACGATAAACATCATTGTACTTATCGTACTGATATTTCCAACCAGAATCAAGAACTGCGTAAGAAGAAGACCCTAAAGAATTTCTAAAATCAATTACATTGGTAGCTTCTGTTCCTTCTGAATTCACAACATCTGACTGTTCTGGTGAAAGGAAAGATACACAATCTTTTCTACCTTCAGCGATTGCAATGAGTTGAAGTGCGACTGTTGCAGAAGTTTCTCCACCGACTATTATTCCGATATCTACTTCTTCTACATCTTTAAACTTATTAAATGCAGTGATTTTATCTGCATCAGAGGGAGCTGAACCATCAACTCCACCAGATAAACTGAGAGTTTTAAGTAGATTACCAGTAGCAGCACTTGATGCAAATTCTGCTGTTGAATTTGCAATAGTTCCCCATGCAGCCACAGAAGCACCAGCTGTTGTATAGGCATCACCTAAAGCGTCATGATCCATCCACCAAACATATTTTGACCTACGATTAACAACATCAACGTAATACGCAGATGTACCATCTTCATACTTTGCACCTAATGCGACTGAAGCACCAGTATAAGTTTCTAATCCTGTTTCTCTTGTTCCTGTCCACTCTCCATCTTCATCCACAACTACAACGTGTACTTCATCATAGAGAGCACCTTTTGCAGCAGAATGTTCTGTAGTTACTGGTTCTTTGTCAAAAATACCAGCGTATTCCCAAGTTCTTGAGTGAGTCTGAGCTGTTGCTGTGTTAGTAAATGCAAGATTAACAGTCATATATGAGGAATTTGTAACAGCTTTGATTTTTCTTTCTTCACCATTAATCTTAATGATGTCTCCAACAGTATATTGTCTGGTGAAAGAAGTGGTATTGTGTGCTCCAGCAGTAGCTACTGTTGCTGTAACTGTTGCAACATTAGTAGTAACCGCTACAGTTCCCACCATATTTCTTGATGGTTCTCCAAATGGTGATCTTTTATATCGTACGGCTGTAGTTGCACTAATAGCACCTGTTGTTGGATCTCTATCTACAGTTCCTGCAGTATTACTTGTAATTGTAGCAATTACAAAAACATTACTACTACAAGCTATTACATCTCCGACTCTGAGTTCAGTACCAGCTAATGAACTTGATCCTGTGAAAGATTTGTCTGTTGCATGAACTGCGTATGTTCCTGTCAAAGTAACATCTGAGTTTGAAGCAACTACTGTATCTCCAGATGCAAGATTAGCTCGTGTTGGGCCACAAATGGAAACTTTAAGACTATTTCCTAAATCTCCACCCCACTTAGCAGACCAATCACCTTGAGCTGTTACTGGTGATCCTTCTTGTTCTGAATATGTGGCTTGATAATGTGATGTGTTTGAAATTAAAACAACAGTTCCACTTGCAGAAGCGTTCTTCATTGCTGTGTTTGAAGTTCTTACAACATGAAGTGCACTTGAATACGTTAAAAAGTTTGCTGCTGTTAAAAATGAAATGTATGTGTTTGCGTCAGGAGATTGAAATGTTTCCACCAATAAATCTTCTGAATCAATCAATTTTATCTCATTGACTGGGCCCCATCGGAAACAACCCGCGAATCCAGCATCTATTGAAGAAATGCCAGGCACAATAGTGGTTAAGTCAATTTCAGATGTGTTTACGCCGGGCGATACTTGAAAAGGCATGTCAGCTCTCCTAATTTTAGTTAATTAATACAAAGTTATCTTACTATAGATTATTTATAAAAACCCCAAACTCTGTGTTTTAGGTATTTATTGAGATATAAATACTTATATGATTACGAGGAGGTGACATGAAAGAAATTGAACGCTTTTTAACAAAGATAAACAAAAACACAGGAAGTGGATGTTGGACATGGAAGGCTTCAAAAACACAACAGGGATATGGAATGTTTTCATATCAAGGAAAATCTATACCTGCACATAGGTTTTCTTATCTACATCATAAAGGAGAAATCCCTTCAGGATATATCGTACATCAAATTTGGGGACAAAATTCGTGCGTGAATCCAGAACATCTAATAGTATGTACAAAATCTGAATCTAGATTAGACTATAATTCTACAAGAGTACATCCAGATGCTAAAAAATTACTCCAAGATATAAGACACGATAAAGAAGATTCCGATGCAGATTTTGGGTTTGGAACAGATGTTTAAAAATAACTTCTTTGTGATGGTGATACTTCCCAAAGTTGACCTGTATTGTCCGTATAGGTATCTTCTTCTCGACCATCATCAATAATACCAAATGGAAGCATATCCTGTTCAAACTGTTCTTCATAATCTTCATACATTTTTTGTCTAAGGTCAAGGTCTGTCATGTCTTTGAAGTATCTTTGTTGAACCAACCAAGCAAAGATTACTAGCGTCATTGCAAGGTCATCATGTGTTCCTTCTTCTGCTTCATAAGAATTGTGTTTAGACGCAAAAGTAGTCAACTCAGCAATAGTTTCAAAGTCTGGAATTATTAACTTATCTGTTTCAATCATTTCTTTTAGAGTGGCACACCCTATTCTCTTGAGTTGTTTACTAGTTCGTATTCCAAGTTGAATATTCTTTGAAAAACCACCCCCAATTTGTTGACCTGCTCTACCCTTCATAGAAGTTATCATAACATTTTCATATTCAAGATCATAGTGTAAGGTTTCTGCCACCTGTGAGCCCATATCATTAATTTCTAGTAGAGTAAAGGCAGTGTTATATTTCATTCCTACTTGGTATATAATATTTGGATATAACATAGGTGAAATCTTATTATCTCTATACTTTACAACTTGTCGATAAGGTATCTGTGAAACATCGAAAACAGAGAATGCTGAAAAATCTAGTCCCTTTCCTTGAGCAGTATCCACAATCATACAGTATGTGGCTTTCTTGATTGGGTCTTCATATACATCAATACCATTACTTGAGAATATGGGTTTCTTGAACACCATTGACTTTAATTTTG